TGGCGGGGATATAACGACAGCTGGGAAAGCTCTTCTTGATGACGCAGACGCGGCGGCGCAAAGAACTACTCTTGGACTTGGAACCCTGGCAACCCAAAGCGGCACTTTTTCTGGAACCAGCTCAGGGACTAATACAGGCGATCAGAATTTATTTAGCACTATAGCAGTAGCGGGCCAATCAAATGTAATAGCAGATGGTACTTCAGACACGCTAACTTTAGTAGCTGGTACAAACGTAACAATCACAACAGACGCAACCACAGATACAATTACAATCAACTCAACAGGCGGCGGCGGTATTTCAGACGGGGACAAAGGCGACATCTCAGTATCAGGATCTGGATCGACTTGGACAATTGATAATCAAGCGGTAACGTATGCAAAAATTCAAAACATAACTAATAACCGTTTGCTTGGTAGAGAGAGCGGTACAAACGGTACAATGCAAGAAATAACACTTGGCAGTAATTTAAGTTTTAGTGGAACCACTCTAAATGCAGCAGTGCCTGTGATAACATCAGGAACAGCAGCACCAAGCGGTGGTAATGATGGGGATATTTATTTACAATACACATAAAGGAAATATATGATCGTAGAAATTATAGGCGGAACAATTTTTTATCAGGCAGGCACGGGCGACTGGATCGCAAACATAAAAGCTAGTGGCAGCGAAATCGAAATCGAGTTTGGTTCCAATTTAGGCACGATGGAGATGTCGTCTGGGGTGAATTATGATAATTTGGCAGGTTTCATTGGGCAAGTGAAAGCTGATGCTATTGGCAGAGGCGTTAATTGGAGCGGTAACTAATGGCAGCATTAACAGATTTATCAGATTTAATCAATCGCTTTACTGGCGGTAATAATGGCACTCCTGAAAACATTTTTGCTTTTAAAGCAGGTAGGGTGAACGGAGTGGGAGCAACCACACCAGTGGGGGGTCGCTACACTTCACTTTGGCAATATGATGGCACTTATGGCAATGGAGCGGCTCCAGGAGCGGTGGCAGTACCAACGAATAGTACCAATGGTGCATTGCCAATCACAAATCCAGGTGGTTCAAGAGAGAAATGGCTCACACAAATATTTGCCACTTGTACCACACCAGGAATATTACTAGTGTATGATAGGCTTTTGCATATTAGCGGTTTAAGTGGAGTTTCCACAGCAGACCAAACAGTGCAAGGAACCACACCAACACCAGCACTCACACGCAACACAGGTGGGGTGGGCAATATTGCTTTTTATGAGATTTATACAACCATAGGTTCAACAAATAGAACTCTTACAATGACTTACACCAATAGTGCAGGAACCACAGGCCGCACTTCCACGCAAACGATTGGTAGTGCTGGTTTTAGAGAAGCTACAAGAATGACTCCGATTCCATTAGCTGCAGGCGACAAAGGGATTCAAGCGATTGAAAAAGTGAAGTTAGATGCAACCACAGGAACGGCTGGAGACTTTGGGATTACGATTGCTAGGCCGATTGCCTATATTCCTATTGGAGCGGCAGCAGCACCAGGGTTTAGAGATTTCACCACAGGATTACCAGGATTGCCAAAGATTGATACTAACGCTTGTTTAGCTTTTGCATTTTTACAAAACACAACAACGGTGGGAGAATATAGTTATGGTTTAAGTTTTGTGGAGAAATAACAATGGCTTTTAGTGGATACAGTACATTTTTATCTTCTTTAGAAGAGCAGAGCATGGTCAATGCTACCATCACTGGATCCACTGCCGCTAACGCTAGATTGCATGACCTTTACAGACTCACATTAGACCCCACAACTGGATCATTTCCAGCGGTTCCATCCACAGCAGCAGCTCTAAGCAAATCAGATACCAGCGCACTAAATTATTATCTACCTAATTATTCGCCCGAAAGCCCGTATATTATTGGTGCTAGATTAGGTACAGCATCGGCCACAGGTATTTATTATATAATTGATAGATTGTCTCACCAAGGCGGTTTAGATGGCACTCTCACCACAGCACAAACAACAAATCTACCAACAGCCGCACTCACTCGCTACACTGATGGAGTGGGGGTGATGATTGGCCTAACAATTTATACAGCAATTGGTGGTACAGCAACCACAGTGACAGTAAGTTATACAAACCAAGCAGGCACTTCAGGCAGAACCACAGCAGTACAAGCATTCGGTGGTTCTGGTAATAGCTCATCAGCTAGAATGATTTTTTTACCATTGCAAGCTGGTGATACAGGTGTCAGGTCGGTGGAAAGCGTAACTTTGACAGCAACCACTGGAACTGCTGGGAACTTTGGAGTTGCATTATTCAAGATTCTTGGAGCGGTGTGTGTGGAAAATGCGCAGGGCATTAGTTGGAACGATATCATCACTGGTGGCTTTATTGGTGGGATTCCAGAGCTTTCAGATACAACACATTTAAGTTTGATGGGTATTTTTAGTAGTACTGCTTCAAATGGTGCTATGTCAATATTTATAGGAGAATCGTAATGGCAACTAGAAGATTTTTTGATGGAGCACAAATAGAGATTGGATCTCTACCAATAGTTAAATCAATAATTACAAAAATCTGGATAAAAATTTCTGGAGTTTGGAAACAAAGCACTCCTTATCTAAAAGTGTCAGGGGTTTGGAAAACAATCACTCCATATATTAAAGTGTCAGGGGTTTGGAAATAGGAGAAATTTATGCCTTTAGAACAATCAATTGAAATTTCAATTCCAGCGGGATCTGTAGCAAATAATATTACTACTGGCTTTGGAATCCAAAAAGTAGCAGACGCGGCACTAAATTCTTTAGCTAATGGTTCCACATTAAGCGGGCTAACTTACGAAAATGCCGCTGGTGCTATAAATGCAAAAGTAGAAATAATCTTGCAAAAAATCACTCCAACCGTTGGCGCTAATATTCAAATTGATAATGGTACTAATTTTTATCAAATTTCTATTGATACGACATCAAGCGCTAAAAAAATAGAATTTTTAGATATACCAGCTACATTTTTAACTAATTTCTCAATTATCAACAATACTGGCGTGGCACTTGCAAGCGGTGGTAATACTTGCGTAGTTTACCCTTTATGATAAAATTTAATTATGGATAGAAAAAAAATTAAACCAAAAAACGATTCTATAGTATTCGATCCTATTGCAAAAAAAAATATAGATTCACTTGGTCAATTTGTAATTTTTGATTCTTATTGGCAAAGAAGATTGCTTGATAATGAGATTGAAATCATTGACGAAACAGTTTTAACAGACGATAATTTAGACAAGCCAAAAAAAGGAAAATAATTTATGCCTATTAGTTTTAATGAAATCACAAATTTAAGAGTCCCTTATATTCGCGTAGAATATGATTCTTCAGCGGCGCTAGCAGGCCCATCAATTCAACCATACAAAGCTATGGCGCTTGGTTTAAAAACCAATGCAGGGACAGCAACGACTAATACAATTTACTCGGTTACTAGCGCAGACCAAGCCAAACTCCTATTTGGCCCAGGATCAGTTTTGCATAATATCGCACAATCCTATTTTGCTGATCCCGCAGTAACCGATTTTTCAGCGATTGCGGTAGCAGAACCAACTGGCGTAAACGCGACAGCTGGGATTTCTATTACAGGACCAGCAACAGCGGCGGGAACTATTGCGCTTTATATTGCTGGAAAAGTAGTTAATTTGGCTGTAGCTTCAGGCGATACAGCGGCAACAGTAGCAAGCGGTTTAGTTTCAGCGATCAATGCAAGAACTGATTTACCATGCACAGCGGCTATTGATGGCGTCAATAATTACGAAATAGATTTAACTGCTAAGCAGAAAGGCTTAGTCGGAAATTTGATTTCAGTACAAACAAATTTCTTTGAAACCGATTCAACTCCAGCGGGATTAGTTTTAACTATTACTGGTTTTGCTTCAGGATCTGGCAACCCATCATTGACAAGCGCTTTTGCGGCTATGGGCGACACTCATTACAATATTTTGATTTCCCCATGGACTGATACAACTACTTTAGACGCAATCGAACTAGAGCTTGATTCCAGAGGTTCAGCGTCAAGAATGATAGAAGCTATTTGCTTTAGCGCTTTAGCTGATACTGTTTCAAATGCGAATATAGTCGGCAATTCACAGAACTCTAAGTGGCTATCTATTGCAAATATTAAAGGATGCCCAAACCTAGGCTATGAAATTGCGGCGGCAATTGCAAAAAAAGTAATGATTGCTGGCAATATTGATCCTGCTAGACCTTTCCAAACTTTAAGTTTGACTGGGATTATAGCTCCAAAAGTAGCAAATAGAAATACTGTTGCAGAGCAAGAATCACAACTTAACAACGGGATTTCAACTATTAATATTTCTAGTACTGGCGAGGTAGCAATACAAAGATTGATCACCACTTACAAAACAAACGCTGGCGGATCTCCAGATACATCATACCTAGATGTAAACACTTTATTGACTCTTTCTTATATCAGATATGATTTTAGAAATTCACTAGCGCTAAAATTCCCGCGTCATAAACTAGCAAACGATTCAGACAGAATTGCGGCTGGTCAAGCAGTCATAACTCCAATGATTGGCAAAGCTCATGCAATTGCTAAATTTAGAGAATGGGAAAATATGGTACTGGTAGAAGATTTTAATCAGTTTAAAGCTGATCTAGTAGTTGAAAGAAACGCTCAAAATCCAAACAGATTAGATTTCTTACTACCAATTAATTTAGTTAATCAATTCTTACAAGCAGGGGTAAAATTAGGATTTATTCTATAAAAGGAAATTATGGCAATACATAGACGCGGTGGGATTTTATCATTTAACATAGACGGACAAGTTTACGAGGCTAAAGGAAACTTTACTTACAATCTTGGATACCCGCTCAGAGAAGAGGTTATAGGTGCTGATGGCGTACATGGCTACAAAGAAACACATCAAGCTAGTTATATCGAAGGCGAGTTTACCGATTCAGTAAACGTAGATTTAGCGGCTTTGGTGAATATTTCTGATGTAACTGTTACGCTTTCACTTGGCAACGGCAAAGCGATAGTTTTGCGCCAAGCTTGGTACTCAGGGGACGGCAATGTTCAAACTGAAGAGGGAAATATCACAGTTAAATTTACATCGCGCTTTCCAGCTGATGAGATTCAATAACAAATAAAAAAAAGGACTTGCAACCATGGAAATTAAAACAATAAAATTTGAAGATAAAGATGTCGAGATTCTTTATGATGAGACAAAAGACGCGGTAATTGTCAAACTAGAAAAACCGCTAACTTTTGGGCAAGAGGTTTACACCGAACTAGAATTTTTAGCTCCAACTTGGGAAGTTTTAGATTCTATCGACTTAACTAAAATCGGTTATCAAAATATTAGAAAGCTAGCTTCCAAAATGTGCGGTTTAGATTCGGCGAGACTTGGCAGAATCAAAGGGCAAGACATCAAAAAAATTATATCGGCGGTTATGTATTTTTTGCAGGAGTCCCTGGGCGACAAGACTTAAACGAGACAATCGAATTGCTGGCGGGCTATCCGTTTTACATTTCGCCAAAAGAGTTATACAATATGACTATTAAGCAATTGTTTTTTTGGTCAGAACGAGCAATAAAAAGAATAAATTTTGACATAAAGAAAGGCTTGATTGGTAAATATTAACTATGGCGGCTAACTCTTTTCCATTTTTTATAAAAATCAAAGGCATAGATGAAGTTTCTGGGATGTTTAGCAAACTTCAACGTCAAGTTTCTAATGTCGGAAAATCATTTCAGAAACTCGGTACTGAACTGACTTTCAGCGTTACAGCTCCTTTAGCGGCGCTTGGTACTTTTGCTGTTAAAAACTTTCTTACGCAAGAAGATGCGCTAGCACAAGTTAGAACCAGATTAAAAGAAGTCGGCGATCAGGTCGGAATCACAGAGAAACAATTTGCAAGTGTAGCGGAAACTTTACAATTTCAAACTCTTTTTGGTGATGAGGAAATATTGCGAGATGTAACTACTCAGCTTTTAACTTTTACTAATATCACTGGCAAAAACTTTTTAGATACACAAAAAGCGGTTTTAGATGTTGCAACAGTAACAAAGAAAGGACTTTTACCAACAGCTATCCAGCTTGGTAAGGCTTTAAACGATCCAGTTAAAAACCTTAAAGCTCTTTCTAAATCAGGGATTCAGTTTAGCGAATCACAAACAGCGCTAATCAAAAACTTAGCTACAACAGGCAGATTAGCAGAAGCGCAAGCGCTAATTTTAGAGGAATTGCAAAGGCAATACGGCGGCGCGGCTGAAGCGGCTTCAGATGTAAACCCATATAAAAAGCTAGAGAACGCTTTTGGGGATTTACTGGAACCCTTTGGAAAAATTATAAATGAAATGCTTAAACCCTTAGTAGGATTGCTTCAACAGGCGGTCGGTTTTGTAAATGGTTTATCAGACTCGGTTAAAAAGAAAATTGTAATTTTTGGACTTTTGGCGGCAACTATTGGCCCATTAATATTTTTGATTGGTAGTTTAGCGGCGATAATTGGAGCGGCAACATTTGAAATAGCGGCAATTGCTGGGGGCTTTATTGCGGCGGCGGCTTTGATTATTACTTTCTGGGAACCAATCTCAGCGTTTTTTATTGGCTTTTGGGATGGTCTCAAAGAGGGTTTTAAAGGTGCTAATTTTGAATTTGGAGCGCTTGGAAAGTTTCTTAATACCTTAGGTATCATATCCAAAAAGATTTTTTCTGCAATGGGCTTGGATATGGGATCTACAATAAAAATTGCTGAAGCGCTAGGCAAAGCAATTGGTTTTGTAGTCGGCGCAGTATTGAAATTAGCAGGCTTGCTTACTGGCGTGGTGGGTTTAATTCCATCTATAAACGCAGTTAATACTAGCGGTCCAGTCGGTAGAACTAACAACCGAATCCCGCTCGGTACTGGTGATTTGAACTTTTCTAATACAGCTTTTAATTCAATTCCTGGACAAGTAGAAGTTACGTTTAGCAATCTACCACAGGGCGCAAAGGTATTTAAAAACAACAGCTCTAATATCAAAAATCTAAATGTCGGTTATGCGTTACCTGGAGTTTAAAAAATGAATTGGCAAAATCAAATACAACCTGGATCCTTTAAAAATGTAAACTTTAACACTAGAAGCACTAATACAACTTTTGGCAGAAATCTTATTAGCTATTCATATCTTTTAACCGAAGATGTAGTAACGCAGGATCTTGGTAGAAAGTCAGAGCAATACAATCTTGAAATATTTTTTATTGGCGCTAACTATATGCAAGACCGCGACAATTTTCTAAATGCGGTTAATAATGCAGAACCTGGAATTTTAGTACATCCCTATATTGGCCAGAAAAATGTTTATATCCAAAATTATTCTTTATCAGAATCCGCAGAAGATGGCGGAATCGCTTTTTTAAATGTTACTTTCGTAGAGGCTGGAAAAAATAAATTTCCGCAGATTACAGAAGATAGTAATTTTAATTTAATCAACTCAGCAGAAAATTTGGAATCAGTAGCTTTTGACAATTTTGTTTTAAATACAATTGTAAACGGGGTTCCAGAATACACGCGGCAAGTAATTGGCTTGGTTTCTCAGCCAATATTTTCTAATTTATTGCGTCAAATAAATCTTGGTTCTTTTGTCGGCGCGGTAACTCAAGAAATACTTGGATCGCGTACTTACCAAATTGCGTATGCGACATTAAAAGCTAACTTAGATACTTTAATTAATCCCTCATCATCATTTTTGGCGGATACAAGAAATTTTGCAGGGTTTATAATTGATACTTTTAATTTAATAAACGAAACTGGCCCTAATGGCAAGAGCGCCAATAAAGTTTTGAAAGAAACTCAAAATGTAAGCTATCCAACAGTCAGCGAGTACACTTCAGTAAACAAAGCACAAAATGGAAATGCAAAGGCGACAGCAAGATTAATAGAGACCGCTGGTTTTGCTAACAAAGCTAAATCAGTTACTAATATGACTTTTGAATCTAGACAAGAAGCTAATCAAATTAAAAATGATTTAGTGGCAGAGGCAAACACGCTTATTAACAGCTCTTCAGAGGATTCAGAATTTAACGCTTTAAAAAATCTAAAAGCTAATATTGTAAGATCGCTCCCGCCAAGCAATATTGATTTACCAGAACTAAAAACTTTTTATACCAAAGGTATTACATCCAGCTTGGTTTTTGCTTATAAAATTTACGGGAATATAGACTTAGAAAGCGATATAGTGGCAAGAAACAAAATCAGGCATCCAGGCTTTATAGATCCTAATAAAAAAATAGAGGCTATTATTAATGCGTGATAAATTGTCAGTAATTGTTAATGGTGCAATTTACGAAAATTTCAGGCAAGTGGAAATAAAAAAATCTATTGAAAATTTATCTAGTAGTTACAGTTTTAAAATCACGCAACCAGATATTTTTAATTTTATTCCTGGAAACACAATAAAAATTTTAATTGCAAACCAGCCAATTATTACAGGCTATTTGGAAAGTGTTTCAATTGATGGTTCAGATACAAGTTTTGACATACTTATCAATGGCCGGGACAAAACAGCAGATTTAATCGACTCCAGCGCGGTTTTTACATCAAGCGAATTTACAAATCTATCTTATTTACAATTTGCCCAAAAGCTTACTACAAACTTTAAAATCAATATCATCTCTAAAACAGAAAAAGCCAATACTAAATTTTCTAAAATCACACTTCAGCAAGGAACCGTTTTTGAAGAGCTAGAAAGAGAAGCCCGCAGGATCGGAGTTTTTCTATATTCAGATATAAACGGCGATTTAGTGATTGATGAGATCGGGAACTCAATAAATCAAACGCGTTTAGTATGCCCTGGCAATATTTTAAAATTTAATTCAGATGTTGATATTAGCTCCAGGTTTAGCGAGTATACAATCAAAGGACAGCAAACTAGCGCTAATGATGATAGTTTGACAGCAGATCAGCAAGTCTCAGTTAGGGCAAAATGCCAAGATCAGAATATCGAACGTTATAGACCATTTGTTTTAATTGCGTCAGGTGCTATCAATACAGCTCAAGCAAAAGCGCGGATTGAATGGGAAGCGGCAGTTAGAGCGGCAAGATCTCAAACGCTTTCAATACAGCTAGATGGCTGGACTGATTCAGGTGCTAATCTTTGGCAAGTAAACCAATTAATTGCAGTAGATATAGCGCCGATTCGCTTTAGAAAATATATGCTAATAAAATCAATATCTTTTACTTATGATGACATTACAGGACAAACAACAGATTTAGAACTGGTACATCCAGATTCATATTTGCCAGAGCCCGTTATAAAAAAACAAGATTTAGAGGATTCAATACTTTTAAAATGAAAGAGCTAATCACAGACTTAAAAAGAAAAATTTTGATGGCGCTTGGGATCGGGATCCTTAGAATTATTGACGATACTAAGAAGATCCAAAAAGTACAAATTTCATTGATGGAAAATGAAACGCATAATGACGTAGATCGTTATCAAGATTACGGCTTTAGCTCGGTTCCAGTTTCTGGATGTCAAGCGCTTTTGGTTTCGCTTGGTGGATCTAGGGACAATAGCATAGTTATAGCAACTGAAGATACACGCTACAGACCAATAAATTTAAACGCTGGCGAAGTGGTGATTTACAATAATTTTGGCGATAAGATCCATTTTAAGCAAAATAGAATTATTGAAATCACAGCTCCAAACGTAAAAATTAATGGCAATCTTCAAGTAACTGGTGATATTCTAGACAATTCAGGAACCAATACTAGGACTGTTTCGGCTATGAGAAGCCAGTACAACGGGCACACTCATCCAGGCGGTAGTACTCCAAGTTTACCAATGTAAGTTATAATTTTTTTATGGCAGATATAGGCTTAATTTGGAAAGATGGTTTAGCTGATATTTTGCTAAATGAATCAAACACAGATTTACAAACTGGGCAAGATCTCAAAACAGCTATTTTAGTTTCACTTTTTACCGATCAAAGAGCAAACAAAGATGATCTTTTGCCTGATGAAGATCCGCGCGGCTGGTGGGCTTCAGATGTCGGGTCTTTACTATGGCTTTTGGCAAGATCAAAAACTACAATTGAAAATTTAGAGAAAGGCATCAGCTATATTAAAAACGCTCTTAATTGGCTTATTGTACAGGAAATCGCTAAAAGCATTTCAGTTTCTGGATACTTAGAAAATAAATCTAAATTTACATTTATAATAAAAATCAAAAAGTCAGATAGTAACCGCTATAACTATTTATGGGAAAATATCAACAGCGAAAATTATACTTTTGACAGGAGCGAATATTTAATTCTATTCGAATAAAAAAAATATGCCATTAATAAAACCAACACTAGAGCAAATAATACAAAGAATTGAAACCGATTTACAAAGTGAATTGAACTCATCTCCATTTCTGGATGGGTCATTTTTAAGAGCTTTAGCAAACGCAAACGCTGGTGCTTTTTATGGTCTTTATGGCTTCTTGCAAACCCTATCAAAAGAAGCTTTACCAGATAACGCAATTGGGGATTTTTTAAATTCTTGGGCGACTGTTTACGGGGTAGCGCGCAACGCTGGAACTTACGCGGCTGGAAATGCTACTTTTACGGGCACAAATGGAACTTTGATTCCTAGCGGAACCTTACTTATTTCTGATACTGATATAACTTACAAAACTACATCAGGCGTAACAATTGCAACTGGAACCGCAATCGCTCCAATCGTGGCTTTGGCTCCAGGATTAGCGGGGAATCTTGCGGCTGGCGCAAGTTTGACTCTTTTAAATCCCATCAACCTAATTAATAACTCAGTAACTGTAGCTTCAGGCGGTTTGACTGGCGGATTAGATCAAGAAACAGACACAGAGCTTAGAGCAAGAATTATTAGCAGAATCCAAACTCCGCCTCAAGGTGGATCAGCAAACGATTATAAAAATTGGGCTGAATCGGTTTCTGGCGTGGGTGAAGCTTACGTTATTCCATTTTTAAACGGCGCTGGTACAGTGGGAATCTATCTTACTTCTCAAGATCCAGAGAATATCGTCCCATCTAACACAGTGGTTACAAATGTAAAAAACTATATTGAAGAGCCATCAAGAAAGCCAATTACAGCAAATTTGACAGTCAGCGCGGTTTCGACTACAGCCCAAAATTTTACAATTGATATTAACCCAGATACACCAGAAATTAGGGCAAATATTACAAATGCTTTAAAAGATCTTTTGGCAAGAGAAAGAAAACCCGCTGATACAGTCAGTAATACAATCGTAGGATGGACTTTACTGCTTTCCAAAGTCAGAGAAGCGGTTTCAAATGCGGCTGGCGAAAATGATAACTCGGTAACAGTCCCATCCGCTAATGTGCAATATTCGATTGGACAGGTTCCAATTTTGGGGACAATAACTTGGATATAACAGCGTACAAAAATTTACTAAATCAATTATTGCCAGAGGGTTTGGCTTGGAATAAAAGCCCAGATTCAACACTGCAAAAATTACTAAGTGGCGAGGCTATCGAATATGCGCGGCTTGAAGAGGAAGCTCTAAAAGTAATCAAAGAAATCAACCCTTTGACAACGAACGATCTTTTACAAGAGTGGATAAATGTAGCACTTGGCGATCATAGATGTAACGGCTTATCTAATAATGGTGATGAGCTTAAAAAAGCGGTTTTAGCTAGATTGGCTTCAATTGGTGGCGCTGATAGAATTTATTTCCAAGAGGTGGCAAAGGCCGCAGGCTTTTTGGTTAGGGTTATAGATGATTTTGAAGTTTTTAGAGCAGGCTTAAATCGTTGCGGTGATAGAGTTTTAGGTCAAGATTTTGTTTATTATTTTATCGTTAGAGCGAGACTCACAAACGAAAGAGATTTTAGGGCTGGAACTGGTAGAGCAGGCGACAATCTATTATATTTTGGCAATTCACTTTTGGTATGTACTTTAAATGAAATCAAACCCGCGCACGTGGGAATCATTTTTGCTTATGAAGATGTTGTTATAAATTTATCTGGTAGTATCCAGCCAGTTTTTGACATGGCACTAAGTTAGGCTATAATAGAATTATGAAACGTGTTGATAATGGTTCACAAGTAGCAGGAAATTTATATACAGATGGCAATCCATCAACGGGGGTTCTTGGAACTGTAGTAGACGCTTCTTGCTTAAATGCAATTCAAGAAGAGATTGTAAACGTAGTTTTAGACGCAAATAGCGGCGTAGCTTCTTTAAGCCAAAACAATTCAACCCTAACTCAATTAAACACAGCAATCAAAGGAATAATTGATTCTAAGATTTTAGCAACTGATGGAATCATGGTAAAAAACACTCAAGCCAGCTTGGGCAGTAATTCAATAGTTACAGCAACCAGCGCAACCGCTAGCGGTTTAAGTGTTGCTTACACTCCAATAGTAAACACTAACGATAGATATATATACGGGGTAATTGATTGGAATGTAAACGACCCTGACGGGCCCGTGGCAGAGGCTTACATAGAATTACAATTTTCAACTGACAACAGCACTTGGACAACGCTAGAAACATACACTAGAAGCGCAAATCTTGGAGCTGGTGCAAAAGAAGTTAAAGTTACAGAAGCTACTCAATTAGCTTCAGACGCTATTACAACTTCTACAACATATCAAGCAACAGGACTTAGTTTGGCATACACACCAATCAATGGCGCAAATATCCGCTATGTTGAATTTCAAGGGAACATGAATACTGTTGATAACTCAGATGGTCAGGCTTCAAATCAAGTACAACTTCAATATTCAAATGACAATAGCACTTGGAGTAGCTTATCAACTATTACTAATCAACAAGTAACACCATCTGCAAATACAGGGCAGATTATTGCATTTTTTGATTCAGTTAGACATAATCAAACAACTACTACTCCATATTACAGAGTGGCTCACAGGTCAAACCCGTCAAATGGTGGCACTAGCTATATAAACGCTGGTGCAAATCTAAGAGTACGAGAAGTAGAAGAACAATATGTGATTAACAACAGAAATCCAATAACATTTTTTGTTAAGCACAATCTAAATACAGGAACTCCTTATTATAGAGTGGCTCACAGAGTTCTTTCTGGAGATCAATCTACAATTTACACAGGCTCA